AACTCTAAACCTCAAGTTTAGGGTTAGGTGTGATGAACATCACATCGGAAATGGTAGGTTTCTATCGGATTCGGTGGGAGGATTGCACCAAGCAAGACCGCAAGAGGTAAAGCGCCCCTTGTGTATTAAGACAGGAGAAAGAACAGATGACAGCACAACCAACAGCACGCGAGCAATTCGTAACCGATTACCTATTGGTAACCGATAACAACGAAACCGCGTACAACATGCACATGAAACTAGCCTTTGAATCAAACGGAACTATCGCCTACATGTCGGACAAGTTGCGGGCAGATTATGAGAAGGCAATCGGTGGAACGCTGGACAACATCCGCGCCATGTCAGGACACGCAAGAGGCGGGGTCACCGTTGACCTCATGGCTCAACTACTTATCGGCTGGGGTTCAGATGTATTTGATGACATCGCCCGCCACTACATAGACAAGGACTTAGAGAATCGCGTTTATGACCGCCTCTCATCAGTTCTTAAGACAGAAAAGGCAGGTGCCTAGCATGGATGCACGCTACATGATGGCGGAGGCTTACTCATCACTCAGCCGAGCAGGTATGTCACACGCCGAATTTGAGGCAGAGATTAACAACTGCAAAGATTCAACCGATGCTTATCGAATCGCGCTTGGATGGCGCAACAAAGCAGAGGCACAGATTAAGAGCGGGAAGGTTGTGTCTTAAGACATGGCAACCTTTACAAAGTGCGAGGACTGCGACAGTATCGCCGAGGTCAAACTCTCAACCTATGGTTCAGGGTTCATGGCAGAGTTGCACTGCCCTAAATGCGGTGTGTCTTACGACACAAACTTAGACAGCAACGATGTCGCACAGATTGGAGCATAACGAAATGTTATACAACGCAACCGACCCAGACTCAGGACTTAAGACACAGAAAGGAGAAAGAACTATGAAGGTGACCTTTAACCTTTACGGTGCATGCGGGCTAATCAGCACGAACACCCTCAGCGTTGAAGATTTTGCAGAGTTTCGCGGTATCGCGGAATCATTAAAGCAGACTGTACGAATCGAGAAAGTTGGGTATTAAGACAGAAGAAAAAATGTGATGCGAATCACAGCCTCAAATCGTTGACGGCGACAGGGTGTTCATGCCACCATTGAGGCACAAGGTCAGGAGAGAGAGTCTCTCCGCCTTATCACGACAGGAGAACAGCAAATGAAAAGAGCAGAACTACTTATCGGCAAGGCTTACTTCATGAGTGAGTCTGCCAACTGGAGAGACAAGCACACAGCAAACGAGTCTTATTTCAAGACGGCACAGCGCAACAAATGGCGCAAGGTAACCATCATTGAGACACAACTTAAGACAGAACATCAGAAGATGTATCGCACCCGCGATGTCTTGGTGCAGGATTACGAAGGCAAAGAAAAGTGGGTGCCATTGAATCACATCCGCGCAGAGTGGGGCTATGCAGTCTGTCTTATGACACAAGATTGGCGCAGAAGATACGCCACACCAGACGGGGGGAGAGGTGTCAAATACCAGCGCCACCTTGACCGCAAGCACCAGAAAGAACAGCGCGAGCCAGCAATCAAGGCGCTATGCAAGGAGATTGAACGAGTCACAGGCGAGCATGTATGGTCACACGACACCATCGGCGGACTTGAGTTCAAGACACTTGAAATCTTGAATCAGATTCTCTCAGGTATTAAGACAGAACTATCGGCGGTGGCGTAATGACATGCATCGAGTGCGAAGGAGACGGATGTACAAAATGCACAATCTTCTGCGGAGATTGCCTAACACCACTAGAGAATTGCGGATGCCGACCATGAAACTAAACAGACGAGGCAAGCGAGTGCGAGCCATAGTTATTTATGTCTTAATACTTACCGCCCTCTTTGCAATCACAAATGCGATGGGAGTTTGGGACATACCCGAATCATGTTTGGTTGACCGAGTTGGTTGCCCAGATGGATACCCTCGGTATTAAGACAGAGTGTGACCAACATCACATGCCAAATCCTTGACACCGCATAGGTGACGAGAGTTAAATACAACTACCAACAAGAACAGGAGAAACAAATGTCAGAAGAAACAATCACAATCGCAGTAGAGATTAACAAGCAGGAACTATGGGATTCAGTATTCGGTTCAGCCTTTGAGTCTTTCGGAACTCACTGGCATGAGGTTGAATACCTTGGCGATACATCATGGGATGTCATCGGTCAGGTCAGACTGGTTGCCATAGATGAGGTGTCCTTACTTAAGACAGAAAAGATTGTCGGCATTGAGGAGTTAGCAAAAGCCTTACCTATTGCCAACAAGCAGGTGTCTATGGACTTGTTCGACTTCGATGATTACGATGCTATCTGCGGTGATGCAGTCTTGCAGGTGGCTGTACTTGGAGAGGTGGTGTATGGCTAATGACTACATTGACAAAAGAGTGGGTCAGTTACTGGTATGTATGCACCTCATGCGATGCCTCTATCGAGATAGTCACAAGACGAACCAAGAATCGTGCGCCCCGATGCACATGCAAGCACAGCCATGTGGTGCTATGTCAGAAGTCAGTTGCCGATAAGAAGGTTGTGGCTTAAGACATGAACCCCACCGAACGCAACTTTATACAACGCCAGGTAAAGCGAGCGCGTATGCAACGCAACGCTACTACCAGTAACGAGGACTTCGATTACTGGCACAAACTATACGAACATTATCTATCATTACTTAAGACAGGAGAAAACAAATGAGCGAGCCACAGTACCTAGAGGGTGACGACATAGCCCTTGGTAAAGATGTAGAAGATACGGAACCAGAGTCAATGTATGACACACTTGAGGAGATGTACGGAGATGACTAAGCAACTAGAAGTTGGTGCATTACTTAAGACAGAAACAGCATACGACAAGGACATGAACATCACCTTTGATGGTCAAGAGATACGAGTTATCTTGCACTGGGATTACCACGATGGCTTTGAGATTCAGTGGCTTGACCTACAAGGAAGATGGATTCAAGCACCAGCATGGGCTGATAAGATTGAGGAAGAAGGCACGATGAGTGTTGGATATTTTCTTGATTCACTGGAAGCACACACTAAGAAGGAGACACCATGACCGTACTAATGCAGTGCTTAGGTTGTGGCACAACAGTAACCAATCCAAGAATAATGAACTACATGTACGAGAAGTGTAACCCTTGTGCCGATAAGCAGAAGGACATGGAAGAAAAGGCAATAGATACTTTCTTGCATGCCGAAGCCGAGAGAAAGTTGGACAGTAATGTTTAATGACTTAAGACAGATACATCCGCATGCCCGACTGTGGATTATCACAGCCCTTATACTTGGCTTACTCTTTATCTTCAAGGAACCAGCCAACTTTATAGTGAAGCCACCACATGGCAAGGTGATTGCCTACTATCAGAACGATTACCAACGCTATGCGATAGACAGGCTAACCCAAATGGACATGCTTGAGCAGTACCCATGTCTCTATGAATTGTGGATGCGCGAGTCTAACTGGCGACCCGAAGCCAAGAACAAGAAGTCTAGTGCTATGGGTATCCCGCAGTTACTTAACAGCACATGGAAGAATATCAAGGTGAAGCCCACGCGTGACGGCATGAAGCAGGTTGATGCGGGCTTGCGCTATATCAAGCACAGATATGGAAGCAAGGGTGTATGCAAGGCATACGCCCATCACTTAGCCAAGGGTTGGTATTAAGACATGAACTATAACGAATTGTTAACCAACATAGACAGTAATCATTACAGGAAAAGCAGAACTTTAGACACCCCTTACATCGCACTTCGTGCAGTGATGGAACTACACAAGCCAAAAGATTGTGTAGTTCAGGGAAAATTTACCGAAACAACCTTTGTTGGTTGCACCTGTGGCAGTTTGTCATACCCTTGCCCTACTATTCAGGCTATCGAGAAGGAGTTAATGTGAGTTTGTTTAAGCCTAAACACCACAGAGTTATCGCGGTAAAGGGAAGCACGAATAGATACGGCAAGGGATTAGTTTCTTATGTCTTAAGATACAACGCACGCCTTTGGGATGGTGCTATCTGTCGAGGCATAGATACCGATGTGTTTTACCCAGCGCAAGAACTCTTTAGTCGTGACGAGGAGCGCATGTTTAAGAAGATGTGTGCCGACTGTCCAGTAATGCAGGCTTGCTTGGAGTGGGGCTTAGCCCACGAAAGATACGGAGTTTGGGGTGGCACCACGCCACCAATGAGACACAAGATGCGCAACACTTTGGGATTGGCGATTGCAGACCCGCAACACAATCCATGATACGATAAGAACGAAGCCCGCTAGATTCTCTCCTGTCTCTGGCGGGCTTTCTTATGTATTAAGAACTAAGATTTAATTCCTTAGCAAGCATGAATACTTCATCACTTAAGTCATCAAGAGTTCCATCGTTATAGATAACATGATTAAACATATAGTTATCCATCGCATGCTCTGATGCATGACCATTGACAGCGCTATGGTTGTGTCGGTTGATACGCCACACAGTACCGCCAAGTTGCTTGATTGCTTCTGCTTCATTAGGAAAGCGAACATCAGAGATAACAACCTTATCTTCTGACTTAATACCTGACAATGCAATGTTAATCCATACATCAGCGCCTAACATCTTGCGCCCAAAGTCAGTGCCTAGCACTTGTAATAGACGGCGAACTTCTGGATTCTTCTTGGCTACATCCCAGCCATAGTCCTCTACAAAGTCAGACACACGCGTGATGCTATCCAACTTAGGGTTGATAGCCATTAACGCTTGGCGCATAGGGTCAGCGAAAGCAAGGCGTGTGTATCCGTAATTAAGACACAACAATTCTGCCGTGCTGTCCTTACCTGATTGTGCGTATCCACTCAGCCCGATAATCATTAGTATTCAACTCCGATGTACCAGAAACCAAGGTCAATGGTGGTGTACCAACGGCTAACATCAAAGCCAATACCGAACCCACTCTTGCGACCATAAGCAAACCAAATCTTCTTACCAATTTTCTTTTCCATTATTCGTTCTCCTTTAGTTCAGCCTGTGCTTGTGCATTACTCTTGCGCCTTCTACCAGCACGCCACACTGGTGGCTCGCCACCTAGTCTGTCTTGTAACTTGATGATGGCACGCTTGACACGCTTACGGATTGCTTCTTCACTTGCCTGATATAAGACAGAAAGTTCATCAAACTCCATGCCACCATCATGGTAACGATTGCGTAACAACTCTTGGTCTGCATCACTTAAGGCAGAAAGTCCTTGCTTGACATCCGATAGTAAAGCCAACCGATTGTTACCCTCGGCAGGCTTACTGCTTTTAGATACAAACTCCGATGACATATCAGAGGCAGAGTCCCAGCCCTCATGTGTCCACACATCACGCAGTAATTCATGCAACACCTCTGGTGTGTAATAAAAACTATCACTCATAGGCGAGCGCGACTTGATTGCCCGCTCCTTGGCAACTAACTTCTGTGCCTCGTTGTTGAAAGTCTTGCGTAACTTGTATGGCATAGAGTCATCAGTGTTCCACTCCTCTATCTTGTGCCAGTGTTCAAGCGCCCACAAGGATAGGTGTTGATAGATGTCATCAACGCTCACAAGATTGCGGTGCATGCGATTACTTCTTGTTGCTGCTATGCGTGCTATCTTGTATATCTGTTCCCATACTTGGTCTTGCTCGTCACTCATTTTTTAATTTCCTCATCGCCATTAGTAGGTCATCAACTGTAATCAGATAACCTTTGCTTTTATTGGGAGGAATCTCGCAAGTAATCTCACGACCAAACTCTTTGATTGCGTACAGCACATGGCTCGTAGGTACCATGAGTACGCCCTTCTCTAATACAAACGCCCAGTATGCCGCCTCTGTAACCATGATGCCAGACTTCTCCCATGATTTGGACTTCATAAACCAGCACTCAACTTCAATGTAAAGGTTGTTAGTAACCCACCATTTCCTGTCTCGCTTTACTTCTACTGTCTTGCCTTCGGTAAGGAGTTCTTCTACTAACTGCTCACCCTTTCTGCCGTACCCAAAGTCTAAATCGAAACTTGAGTTCTTTGCCACTTGTTAAACGCCCGCTCTTTTATGAAGCCCATCGGCTCCTTCGGATAGATACACATCATTTACATCGCAGTTATCAGGCATAAAAATAGGGAATACATTTTCTAGTTCTCTGGTAATTTGCTTAGCCATCTCTCGCCCTGCATTATCACCATCACAAAACAACATCACCTTCTCCCAATCAGCAAGCACGCGAGAGTAAAAAGGTTTCCAGTTGTTAGCGCCAGGCAAGCCAACGGCTACAAAGCCTGCTTGTGTGGCGATGATTGTGTCAATTTCACCTTCACAGATAGCGAGTACATCACCATCTGATGAGAGCGCGTTGACATTGTAGATGTGTGTTGATGCACCTGGTCTTGACATATACTTAGGCGCACCATCTTGATGGATACTGCGGAACCGTAAGTCAACTGGTCCAGTTGGTGTGAGATATGGGATGGCAAGTCGCCCGACATAAGGTTCATGTCCAGGCTCAGGATTCGCCACGAAGCCGAGGCGGAACATACGCGCTGTCTCCTCGGTTATACCGCGACTCTCCAGATACGGCAGGATTTCGCTTAGGCTTTGCTCGTAGTTCTCCGTTGCTCTCTCCAGTAATTCTCTCTGCGATTTGCTTAGCCTCGCCATAACCAACGCCTTCTTTCTTCATAATAAGGGAGTAAACATCTCCCGCCATGTCACAACCGAAGCATCTAAAGCCACCGTTGTCTAAGTTCAAACGCGCAGACTTAACTCTATCACCGTGAAACGCACAGCGCACAGTGACCCAGCCCCTTCTGCCATGGGGTATCTCAAACCCGTAGTGTTCTAACACTTTACCGATGTCATGCTTAGAGTTTTGCAAGAGCATCACTAAGCCTCTGCACTACATAAGCCTCCATCACTCCTTTGTTGGATGCCTTAATGATTACCAATGGAGTAGGTGCAAGGGCTAAGTTCTTAGAGATGCGATAGTTCTCTGCCTCAATGTCTGCCTCGCGCAACCATCCGCTC